TATAAGATAAATATGGAATTAGTTCAGGAAAGAAATAATTTAAAAGAAGAATATACAGAACTTCTACATGAACGATTAATTAGAAATTGTAGAAATGACCCAAACCAATTTATACAGTACGTTTTAAGTTGGGGAATTCCTGATTGGATTCCTATGGGGAAGATGCATATTAGATGGCAAGATACTCTTTCAAGTAATGCAGATAGAGTTTTGTTACTTTCAGCACGAGATCACTCTAAAACTACACAAATTCCAATAGGAAGAGTTTTATGGGAATTAGGGAAAAATAAGAATTTAAGAATTAAATTAGTATGTCAAAGTGATGATACTGCGATAAAAAGACTTTCTGCTATAACTGATAACATAGAACGCAATCCTAGATTAAAAGAAGTTTTTCCCGATTTAGTACCATCAGAAAAAGGGACTTGGAGTAAAACTAAAATTTATGTGAACAGAACAATAATTTCACCTGATCCATCTATAGAAGCTGTGGGAATATTATCCACAGCTACTGGTGGTCGGTCCGATCTTCTAATTTTCGATGACCCGGTAGATTTTAGAAATGCTATTGAGCAACCAGCATTAAGAAATACAGTTAAAGAGGTGTATAATAATGTATGGGTAAATATTCTAGAACCTAATGGTCGTATTTGGGTAGTGGCTACTCCTTGGCACCAGGATGATTTACTTCATATGTTATTAGATAATCCAATATATACGAAAATTGTAGATAAAATAGATGATAATTTTACTCCTATTTGGCCAGAAAAATGGGATAGAACTGCTTTAATGAAAAGGAAAGAGGAGATTGGAGATAGGGCATTTGCTAGGGCATTTAAAATGCAAGCACTTTCTGATGAGGAAGCTATTTTTAATGAGGAAATGATTAGAGGATGTGAAACTCATGATTTTATTTATGGGGGGAAACCCCTTGTAGGTAAAGCAACTATTCTAATGGGGGTAGACTTAGGTAGTGCAAGAAGCTCTAAAGATGCAAATTATACAGTAATTTTTACTGGTGCAGTTATAGGGGGGAAGAAAATACCCCTTAATATAACTAGAGGGAAGTTTAAATCTCCTGAATTTGCAAAGATATTTTATGATTTAGTTAAATTTTATAATCCGTCCTATGTAATTATAGAAAATAATGCAAGTCAGGAAGCAGTAATTCAATGGGTTAGAGAGAAATATGGAGGGGATATATCATTACCCCCTGTTAAGGGTTACTTTACTGGTAATCAAAAGATGAGTGAAGAAGTTGGTCTTCCTGCTATGGCAGTAGAAATGTCACAAAAGAATTGGATATTACCAGAATTTCATAGAATTTCTGAATGTAGGTGTGGGTACTGTGTTTGGTTACAGGAATTAAAAGATTTTCCTTTAGGGAAATTTTCTGATACTGTTATGGCATCTTGGTTGTTTCGTGAGGCGGTAAGAGAGTTTATAGGGAATGCACCAAGAATAACACTTCTTAGTGATGATGTAGAAGATACAAAAGAATTAACTGAGCAAGAAAGAATAGACCGACATATAGCAAAACTTGAGAGGTTAGCAACCATTGATGATATAACACAAAAATTAGAAATAGATGAAGATGATTAAAAAGAGGAGTTAATTATGAATCTTAAATTTAAACGACTTGAATCGTTAAAAGTTCCTGAAACTGAACAAAGTCCCCCTACTACAGTTCCAACTATGGTAGTTAAGAGTAGTAGAATTTGGGGGGCGGATGAAGAGTATAATTATGATAGAGCATCAAGAGATATGGGATATGTTGTAGGATTACCACAACCGGTAAAATCACAAACTTATAGTCAATATGTAACTCAATATGGTAATAATGTTTGGGTGTATGCGGCAGTTTATCAAATTGCTATGTCTTTAGCTTCTGTCCCACTTAATTTATATAAGAAGGCAAGGACAAAAAACAGTAGACCAGCTATTTACGATAAAACTACCGACCCTTTAGTACAGTTATTTAATAGACCAAACCCCTTTATGTCTCAATTTGATTTAAAAGAAGCAATAGGGGCTGGATTAGAATTAACTGGTAATGCATATTTAGAAAAAGTTTTTAATAAAAGTGGTAAAATAATAAAAGAATTATATCCATTACAACCTCATAAGATGGAAATAATACCAGATTCAAGTAAGAAAATTAAGGGATATACTTATAATGCTGGAGCTGCTGCTGTAGAATTTAAACCAAATGATATAGCTCATTTCCAATATTATAATCCTACAAGTGATTTTTATGGTATGGGTCCATTATCCCCAGCTGAAGTTAATGTTAACACAAATAATTATGCCAAGACTTGGAACATGAACTTTTTTAAGAATTCAGCACTCCCTAAAGGAGCTTTACAAACAGATGGCATACTTGATAATGCCGTAGTAAAGAGAATAAAAGCTCAATGGAAAGCTGCTCATTCTAGTGTAAGTAAATCCCATGAAATAGCAATTCTAGAAGGGGGTTTAAAGTGGCAGGATATTGGCATTTCTAGAAAAGATTTAGATTTCGATGTGTTACTTAATAAAGATAGAAGTGAGATTTTAGCATCTTTTGGGGTATATGAAGCTCTTTTAGGAATTGTTGATAATATAAATAATAGTTCTATGGATAATCTTAAAAAGCTATTTTGGGAGAATACCATGCTTCCTAAGATGGAAAAGATGGAAGCAGATATGAACTTTGGTCTTGTGTATCCATATGATGATTCTCTATATTTAGCATTTGATAAAGATTCTATAGAGGCTTTAAAGGGTTCACAAGAAACTAGGGCTAGAATAGCTGGAATGTTAGTAGATAGAGGGATTTTTACCCAAAATGAAGCTAGAACTAAGTTTTTTAATATGCCAGATGTAGAATGGGGGGATACTTGGTATATGCCTTTGAATCTTATTCCAGTAGATAAAGCAGGAGAAGGTATGGGAACGGGAACTGGTGCAGAAGGAGATAAAGTCCCAGGGAGACAAATTGGAAGACCTGCTGTAGATCAAACCGACGTTAGAAAATTTCTAGCTTTGGCAGATTTATTTGGTTTGGATTTAAAGACTACTAAAGAAGATACTTTAATAGAGGAAGAATAACATTATGAAAATAAAGCAAATTCCAACGGTAACACTTGACGAAAGTACCTAAAATATGTTATTATTAAATAATAAGGATATGGATATTACTAGTGGAGGTAAATAATGGAGGATAGAGAAGTCAAAGGTTTTATAAAAACCCCTGATTTAACAATACAAAATTTTAAAGTAGCAGATAAAAAGGAAAGAATTATAGAAGGATTCTTTACTACCACTGATTTAGATAGAGGTGGTGATGTATCCTTAACTTCTGCATTCGAAAAAACTATTACAGAATATATGAAAAACCCCATACTTACTTATATGCATAGTTTGGATAAGGTTATGGGGAAGGTTTTAGAGTATAGTGTAGTTGCAGATAAAGGTATTTGGATAAAAGCACAGGTAGCTAAAGATGTTAAATGGATTGATGAAGAAGTTTGGCCACTAATGGACCAAGGTATTATAAAAGGTTTCAGTTACGGTTACTCTACAAAGGATGAAGAAAAAGGTCTTAAGGAAGGAAAAGAAGTAAATTATTTAAAAGAGGTGGAATTATTTGAGATTGCAGTCGTAACCCTGCCTATGAATGCAAATGCTCTATTTAATATAAGTTCCACTGGTACGGTAAAATCCATGACTATTATGGATGAGAAAAATATTACTACACCTGAAACTAAGGCATTATCTCATAATTCTAACGTAGCTGATTCAGAACCAGCTTGGAGTTCTGTAGATAAAACATCCCTTCCAAGAAATGCCTTTGCGGATATGGGGGAACCAGATAAAAGTTCTACTTGGAAATATCCACATCATTGGGTGAGTAACGGTACGATGTATTTACATAAAGGCGGTCTTAATGCCGCATGGGCTGCTGCTCATGGTGCACGATCTGGTGTAGATGCAGAATCTAGTGTAGTTGCACATTTAAGTGCCCATCGAAAAGCACTTGGATTAGATAATAAAAAAGAGGAGGAATTAAGCGTGGAGAAAATTGATGAATTGTTACAGGGTGTAAAAACTCTGTCAGATGCTGTTACAAGCATATCTGAAAAATTCGGCTCTCTTGATGCAAAAGCTAAAGAATTAGTTTCTAATATAGCGGAAGCTACTGCTATTAAGATAAAAGAAATGAGAGATGCTGAAGTTAAAGAAAAAGAGGAAAAAGAGGCAAAGGAGTCCTTGGAGAAAGAGGACACTGAAATTTTGCAATTAATAAAAGAAGTAAACGAAGCAATGGGAGACATTGTTAAGGTACTTGTTGTTAAAAAGGAGGAAAAATAATAATGGGTAACGAAATAAAAGAATCTCTTGAAAGTTTAAAAGAGACAAGCAAAGTATTGGCTGATGCTCTCAAGAAGGATTCAGAGGAAAAGGGAAAAATCGCAAATATAGTGGCTGATCTTCAGAAGAAACAGGAAGAGTTCGAGAATCAGTCTAGGGAAAGGAAAGGGTTCTACTCCGGTGATGGAGATATAGACCCTAAATTCTTAAAATATGATGCAAAAAGCCTTGATGGGATAATTCAGTCGGATGTCAAGGGAGATGAGAAGATAACCTATCTTCGCAGAAAAAATGATGACATTCTTATAGTGTCTCAGATTCTTGGTGTGGATCCAAGAGAAACAAAAACCTATCAGAATTTTGTAAAGAGTGAAAAGGCTCTTTATTCAACTGGTGGAACAGTTGGTGATGAATGGGTACCAACAGGCTATTCAGCCGATCTTTATGACAAGATTAGACTGTCCCTGAAGGTTGCGGCTTTGCACCCATCAATTAATATGCCAACTAACCCTTATATCCCCCCCCTGTTGACTCAAGACCTTACCGGATATTTGGTTGCTGAAAGAACTGGTGATGATGACACCCTTACGTCTGGTTATAGAATTCCGGCAAGTAATGTTGGGACAAGCAACTTTACACTGACAGCTAAGAAATTGGCTGGTAGGTGTGTGTTCTCCGAGGAACTTTCTGAGGATAGCATAATCCCAATAATGCCTCTCGTAAGAAGTAACATTGTAATAGCTATTGCAACTGCAATTGAAAAGGCTATTATAAATGGTGATACTGACACAACTCATATGGATGCAGACATATCTGGTGCTACAAGTGCCCAGAAGGCTTGGGATGGTTATAGGAAACTTGCTCAGTCTGCTGCAAAAGTTAGCCTTGCTACATTTAACGGCGATACTCTTATGTCTATCAGAAAAGCAATGGGTAAATATGGTGCGGATTCTGCTAACCTTTCTGTGGTTACAGGGATTAGTGGTTATATTCAGATGCTGAATTTAAGGGATAGCCAGAACAATTCCCTTGTTACAACTCTCGATAAATATGGCCCGACTGCTACTGTTCTTTCTGGAGAACTTGGTAGGGTTTATGGTATGCCTATAGTGGTATCTGAACATGTAAGAGAGAATCTTAATGCATCTGGTGTCTATGATGCTACAACCACAACTAAGACAATTGTAATGCTTATTTACAGACCTGGATTCCTTATTGGTAATAGGAGAGGGCTTACAATTAAGAGTGCTGAAGATATAACGACAGACCAGACAGTACTAGTTGCAACACAGAGACTGGCTTTCTCAAATATCTATGCAGCGGCTTCAAACTATATCGTTGGAGTTGGTTATAATATTTCGGCGTAAAATCAATAACTTATGAGTAAATAATTAAACTAATACTTTAACTGTGTAGAGGGGTATTTTATTACCCCTCTACATTAAAAGGTTTATGAAAGAAATTAAAAACAAAAAAATAAGTGATTCTTTTTT